CATGGGGAAAATGTGTTAATGGCATAATACCAACCTCACAATTACAGGGACAAAGCAATCATTATTGCCGTGCCTCGGAGAATTAAACCCCGACTTACCCATTTAAAGACCCTTCGAAGAAGGATGTATCTTGGCGCGTGGCACTCCGGCATTACGCGACTTGCCCTGCGTCTTCCCAGGCAATCCCGGCCAATTGGCGGTTTTCTCCGGGAATGGACTCTGGCCTGTCTTCCCTTTCTTCTCAATATGTTTCACCGGCGTCTGGCGCCGCTTGTTTTCGTCCGTGTTGAACAGTGGATTAGACATCTTTTACCTCCAGTACGGTTCTGCCGAATTCCTGGTTCATGGTGCCGATGACCTCTGCGATCCGATCTCTGATAACCGGCGCATACTTCGCGGTCGTCTCGACATCGATGATGACGGAAAACCTGCCCGGATCGCTCCGGGCAGGCTCGACAACCTGGGTTACGGTGCCGCTGGTGGTTTTACCTTTTGCCATATGAGTATCTGTTTATTAAGATACTTGCGCACCAAGTATCCAGCGCCACTGAAGTATTGCGCAAGCGTGACGCCCATAACCGCGCCATTTCGCAATGAGGGTATCAAGGTCTTCCGCGAATGCGAACTCCACCGCAACCCGATCCACCCACTTCACCCACATCCTTCTGAGGCGGCTGTCCGACATAAACCAGTTGTTGGCATCGGACAGATAGTTGAATTCCTTGATGGTGTACTTGCCCTTGTGGACGTTCGGATTGTTCTCCGCTGAATCCAGCTTGCCCACTGCGTTAGTGATTTCGAACGCTTCCTCGAACAAATCGGTCGGGATAAGCAGTTCGTCCGGGATAAACGATCCCGGTTTCCGGCATCGTCCCGAAAGCCGCGGAACTGTATCCGGGCCGAAGCCACCGCCGTCGCCGTCAGTGCGATCGTCACCAGATTGTCAAAGCCGGTGGCGGTACTGGCGGTAGGATGGTTGGTGGTGTGGGAATTGGAACACAACGCCACGTTTTCGGAATTGTTGTAGAAGAACGTATCGAACGAGAAGGCATTGTTCAGCGGTCGGGCCGCATGGGTCTGGCGGGTACGATCGTAGGCCGTGCGCAGATTGGCGGGACGCTGATCCATGATGTTGAACTGATCGTCCTCGAACAACTGCCGCTCCACCTGAATGCCGGAGGCGAATTGCAGGTAGGTCATGGTTACGTCGTAACCCTGGTTCGCTGACTGGTAGTCAACGGTGCCGGTGAACTGCGGCCAGTCTTGCAGCGCTCCGACTTCAGACCATGACATGAAATCCCGGCCGTTATGCGGAACCATTTCGTATAGTTCCGGGATCATATCGTCCAGTTGCGGGATATCCTCGTAAAAAATGCGTTGAAAGCGCGGATCGAGTAAATCGCCAAACGCGCCGGATGCATGTGGAACTGCCATATCAATTACCCCGCTTAACTTAACTTGTTGAGAAAGTGATCGCTTGAAACCAGCCTGACCGCGGATCTGGTGGTGCCGCTGTTGGACAGGTCATAAGCATAAATCTGAATCACGATGAAGTCGGCGGCGTTGGTCGCCGTGGCGACGGCTGCGGTCGCGTCAATCTGCTCGAACGTGCTGGTCAGGGTAACGGCGGCGCCGGAATCGATTTCCATCGGGAAGAACGGCGCATGCAGGAATTGATCGCCGACCGCAATATCCGAATCGAAGGCCACGGTAACGGTGGCTGCCGTGGTGGAGACTGCTGTGATCTTGCGGATGCGCCCGGCGTTGGCCCCGGCATAACCCCAGACCGAGCCGGAATCCATGGAGGTGCTGGAATAATCGAATCCGTCGGTAACGGTCAGGCCGTCGGTTGAGGCGGTAGTGACCGTGGTGGCGGATAAGGCCGTGCTGGAGGTGCTACCGCCGGACAACAAGGCCCGGAAGATGGCATCGGGATTGATAATACACTCCACCGTGCGCTCCGGCGAAGTGCCGTCGGTCTGCTGCGCGGTGACATAAGTGGCCGTATCCAGATTCAGTCCCACCATGTCGGCGGCATTCGTGGTTGATGGCGCATCAAGTCCGGCTTCTGCGCCGGTGCTTGCCAACAGTGGAATACCTTTGGTGGATACCGTCTGGGCGATTTGGAATCGCATCTTGACCGGGGCACCCCCGGAAAGACAACCTGTAAATTCCATAACTTAACCCTCGTCTCGTTTAAGAAAAATTGCACATTTCAAGTATGGCTCACGACAGCCATCACATTCTGAAATCATGAAGTTGTATCCCGCTACTCCCCGCCACCGGTAATAACCGTATGGCGCTTTCTTGCTTTTCGCCGTTGCCGGGTTAAAGCGATGTGAGCAGCGAAAACACAGGGCTATGCATTTTCCTAATTCAACGAAGTCTGCGAGCCAGCCTCCTGCCGGTCGTTTTATCGGGCGTCCCTGACCCTCGGATGCGCGGAGCTTCTCGCTTCTGCTTCTCGCCTCAAGATACCGCTTGATGGCGAACACAGATTAAGTCGTTCCGGCTAGACGGGCAGCGGTTCTCTTACGAAGACCTGAGTTTGCGTATTTCTGTTCCTTCTGCACTTCTTCCCAACCGCTGTACTGGCCTTTCTTAATCAGATCGTCATAGTACGTAAATTCATCCGAATGCAGCGATTTCTTGAACTTGTCCAGTTCCGTATCGCCGCCCCCGCCACTATCGCGGTGTCCGCCGCCGTGGTAGGTTTCCCGGTGGGAAGGTCGATCGCGTTCATTGATCGACCGGTTGGATAACCGGGTTTCATCTCCATACAAAGTACGTAACGCCTGATATTCCAGTTCTTTGGCTGAGAGTTTGGTGCCGAAGGCCGCCTGTTGCGAACGTTTCTCGTTCTGCACCGCGTTATAGGCTTCCGTCCCAGGCGTCGCCAGTTCCGGATCGAAACCAATAAACTGATCGATCCGGCGCTGTATTTCCGCCTCCCGCTGCGCCGTGGTCAAGACCGTTTTGATCTCACCCATGACGCCGTCCCTGATGCGACTTTCCTGCTGCCTGTCCCAAATAGCATTGGCTTCCGCTTCGGAAATCTTGCTATCACTGACAGCCGCAGCAAGCTGTTCGCGGGTATAATACACAGGCTTTTCGGTTGCGCCTGATTCATCGTTTGTTTCAACGAATCAAGTTCACTCCGCAAACTGCCCATCTCCGCCTCATGCGAGGCTTTGACTTCGTTTACCCTTTCTCTCACGATTTCTGCAACTTCATTCGCGGGAACGAGCCGCTCGCCGTCATCGTTGCGTTGACGACGCCCCTCGCCATCGGGTTTACCGTTCAGGTCAGGGTCAGTTACGTTCTTTGGCATTGATTTCTCATTTCTGAGCGCGGTGGGAGGGCCGCAATACTCCCGGTTCACCAATAACAATTATCCAAATTTTATTGATTGTCAAGTTTTTCATTTTTCGCCAGCAGTTCCCCGCCCATCTCGGTCAGTTCAAGTTTGGCGCTCTCGCCGTAGTCAATCAACTGTGCCGGATAGCTGATCACCGCCTCCAAAGTATGGATGCGTTCGTCGCATAACAGCTTGTTCAACCGCGCCGAGCCGATGACGTTCGGATCGCCGACGGAGGGATCATCCAGTATCGACTGAAAAAATATCTGGTGGTCTTTGGTCTTGTCCAGGGCCGCCTGTAACTGCTGCAAATAAACATTCCACTTCGGATCTGAAATCAATTTCTCCGCCGCTACCGCTGCCTGTTCGATCAGGGTCAGGGCATGGGAAATGTTCAACTGCGGCGTATCGCGCTGTGGCCTGGATTGCTTCTGTCTTTGACTTAGATCAATAAAATCCTGGATATCATACGGCATCGCTATTGCCCTCCGCCGCCTGCGCCGGGCAGGCTTTCATCTATCAGTTCAGCGGCGGAAGATACCGGCGGATTCTCCATGTTGCCGATCGCGCCTTCCGCCGGACGCCCCTGCTGGCCGCCACCGACGGTTTGTTGTAACTGCTGCACCGCCGCCGCCATCTGTTGCTGTTGCTGTTGCTGGGCGGCCAGATCGCGGACGCTGTTCATGTAGTCGCGGAACAGGTCCACTTGCTGCTGTGACAACAATCCGAAATTGTCGCTCTGGGCGAATTCCGCCAGTAATTGCAGGTGTTCCAGTGCCCCGCCCGGCTCGATCGGAACGCCGTCCGGGATGCTGTTGCGCATGATGGTGGCGATCGCCTCTCCGGCGGTGATCCGGACTTTCTGATCCTGCGGCGACGGCGCCCGCAGGTAGTCATCGGGATCAAGTCCCAGGGCTTTGCCGTAATCGCGCAGCAGGCGATACACGCGGCCCGGATCGGTCAGGCCGAGTTGCAGGGTCAGGGCCGAGATAAATACCGGCAGGATCCCCTGTAAGGCCGCCTGCATCTGTTGTTTGGAGGTATTTAACACCGACGCCTTGAACTTGAATTCAAATTCGCCGGAAATCTCCGCGCGGCTCTTGATTTCGCTGTAAGGATCTTTGCTGGTGTCCTGTAGGTTCATGATCCGGTATTTCTTGTTTTTCGGCAGATAATACTTGTTCAACTGGTGGACATGCCTCCAGACCTGGGCCAGGCCGCCGAAAAAGCGCCGCATCATGCGTTCCGGTCTTGCTTCGCCCTGGCCGGACAACAGGGCCATGCCGCCAGCGGTGCGCAGGGCCGAGGATTTTCCGGCCGGGACGCGGCCCAACTGGAAATCGCCGATCACCGACACCCGTTCCTCCATCTGTTGCAGCATGGTGATCAGGTTGATGGACACGCCCTGTTGCTGGGCGTTGTTGAAATCCGGGAAATAGACGTCGCGGGTCGGATCGTTCAGGGCAATGCCCTCGCCCGGCATCACCGCCATGGTCTGATTGCGCATGTTGCTGGTGGCCCGGTAGAAGAACGGCCGGGCGATACCCAGGGTATTGCTGTCGATGGTTTGATCGAGCATGGTCTTGGTGCCGTCATGCAGCCCCTCCAGCATTTCCAGCAGGGAGATCCCGGCGCGGCGGCCCCGTACCGGCAGCATGCTGGCTTCCTGAAACGGCCGCCGGGGCGGGCGGGACGGGTACATTTCGGTCAGATACGAGGCCCGCGCCACTTCGCCCTTGATCTCCCAGATCACCCACCAGATTACGTCCTCATCCAGGCCGTCATCGTCGATATCGTCTTCGATCTCGCCCGTGGCGATCTTCATCACCTTGACGGCGGCACCGATCACGTCGGCGGGAGGAAGCTCGAGGACTTCCGACAGCTCACCGACCGGGACGGGCGACTCTGCCACGAAGAGAATCGCCTCCAGGGCTGCGGCGGGCTCCATCAGGGCGCCTCCGACGACTGGTCCCACTCGGAGACGAGTACTCCCCCTGCCGAGTCGGTGCGCCGCAGGGTGATGGGCGCGGTGAGCTCGGTCTGCCTCGCCTCGACGAGCCCCCAGCGGGCGAGTTCGAGGACCAGCGTCTTGTTGAGCG